ATCCAGTTCAGTATTTAGTTTTGATATTTCAAAAGCACCTGAACTTGGAAAGTCTGTAGTCCGTGACAAAGGTATTGCTCTAGTGATGACAACAGTACTGCCACCAGTAGCACCAGTGACAGAAGTAGTTACAGTTCCAGTAGAACCACTGCCACCACTTACAGTATATAATGTTGTATTACTTGTACTTGCATCAAAAGTACGTTCAGTATTATCAACAAAAACATTTAAGTCTGTTGATGCAGTAAAAAACACAAATGGTACAGCAAATGAGGTTTGAGTTGCTCCCTGACTTACTGTGTAACTCACTCGTGGTGTATTTGCACTCAAAGCTATAGTCATATCTTACCTTTACTAGTTTTTGTTACAAATGTCTATTAATATCTAAATTTTTCCTTTTCACCCAAAGCTCTAAGATCATCATCTAAACCTAATAAACTGAGTGCAGGAAAATTATAACTTATTTTTTTTAATCCTTCTTCTGTCCTATCATTTAGTAAATCATTAGTTCCTTCTACCCATTCTCTTAACATATTAGGTGAAGCACCTACAAAACCAAAGGCAGTATCCCAACCATCAGCTTTATATCTACCCTTTAACCAACTAGTATCAGGATCATGTAAACCAGAAGCTACTGCCACATTTAAACCATGATAAAATAAATCTGCATACAATCCAGTAACACCACTATGATCTACTATTCTCATTAACAACTCAGGATAATCTTTATTTTCAAACCACCAATCAGGCTTCTTGAGTGATAAGGTAATGTAACTCATACCAAGTAAAGCAACCATACCTGATAATCTATGTTGTTTAGCTGGGTCCATCATTGCACCTAGTATTCTTCTATGAGCAGCAAATGCAAAATTATAAAACTGAAATGGAAAAGCCATTGTTCCAGACTCTAATCGTGCCACTGGAAAAGCATATGTACCATTAGCTCTTTTACCTACTGATGCTCTTGGATCAGGTTCAATACCCATTCTACTCATATAAGGTTGCCATTTTTTATAGACAAATCCGTCCATCATAGTAGGTCTATCAAAGGCAGTAGCATGAATAATAGTATTCCTAGATGCAGTATTGAAATATGCTGTAACTGCTTGTTTTAATTCACGATCTGCTTTAGTTTTTGTAGACCACCCTTGTATGTTTAACAATGGCATACCACTATCAGTTTCTTGCCATGCACCATTATTAAACATACGTTTAGCTAATTTTTCATCAATGCCATATCTAGCAAGTTCTATAATATCTAACTTGCTTATTGTACCATCATTATACTTTTTAAGTTGATTATAAAACTTTGGTATCCTTACTGCTGAGTCAATTAGCTTACCAACACTTGTTATTGGTGCAAGTCCATTAGCTTTATAAAACCAGTTCTCTGCAATCTCTAAACCTCTTTCTATTCTACCAACTTGTAAAGGTCTAAGATTATCATGTAATATTCTATGATGTGCAGTAGGTCTAATCATCTCTAAGCCTTCACCCATATGCATTAGATCTCTTGCATTAGCTCTCATTTTATCAAAATTACCATCAATACCTGCTACTATCCCACGAAATACCCTACCAAACCCATGCTCAAATATAGGCATTGCAAGAGTTTCTGTCAGAGAACTTATACCTGCACCATATAAGTAACTCATACCTGCAACTCTTTTAATATTTCTAGCAAACTTTGTGTCTGCTCTTTGAGGATCTCGTACCATCTGCCCTGCTATTCTTTCAAAGTCAGATAGAAAGTCAGATTTTATTTCAGCTATTTGTTTTGCAGTATAGCCATCTTTTTGCATTCGTAGTTCAAAAGTATTAACTAAATCATCAATATCTACATCACCAAATTTTCTTGCAAACTCTATTCTAAATCCCATTTTCTTTGCATATTCTGTCATAACTCTAGGATCTTTAACTATAAATTTCATTACTTTATGTTCAGGTATATTTGTTACCCTCATCATAAGATGTTTACCTTTACCTATCCCAGTGCCATATTCATAAGCATCATCACCTCTTTCAAGTATTGCATCTACTACTTCTTCTGCATACTTTCTCGCATTTTCTTTACCGACTGCATTATCAAATATTCTAACATCTTCATAACTATTGGTAGTTTCATTCCATCTTGTTACCTTACTTTGATCTAAAAAATGTTTTGTGAATATTTGTATAAGTTCTTCTTGTGCGGCTTCATCTTGAATTAACATCTCTTTGTTATAATACAAAGGAAACTTATAATCTTTTCTTGTTGGTACATATTGTTCGTAAAAAGTAGTTTTATCTTTTAAATTTTTAAGATTAATTTGTAATATTTTTTTAAACTGTGGATCTTTTTCTACTCTAATACGTTTTTCATAATCATCTATTTTAGTTTGAAGCTCTTTGATATTAGCCTTTATAGTTGTTCTATCATGGAATAGTTTGGCATCTTGTCCTCTTTGATCTATATCTCGTAGAAAATCTTCTAGTCGTTGTATAGCAAGTTTTTTAAACTCAGGGAGATCTTGATAATATCTTTTATTCCAAGATTTATTTCCATTTAAAATAGAAAGTTCTATTATTTCTTCTGCAAATTCATCAAATGTAGGTGTCTTTATTTCACCAGTAGAACTACTAGCATATGTTTGTGGGTCTTTACCCATATATCTATCCATAGATACTTTTGTACTACGATAATCTAAACCACCAAGCTGACCAGTGCCATCTAAGTTTGTTAGATTTTTATTCCATAACTTTCTCCAGTATTGTTCAACCTGCAATCCTAAAGCACCATACTCAGTTTGTAACATATCTATAGATTGCTCACCCATACCAAGATAGTTTTTCTTCAAAGGTGTAACACCATTATGTGCAATTTTCATATGTGCTTCACGGACATAATCAGGTGCTTCTTTAACATTCTTTCCATCTTTGTAAATTAATCTTTGTATTCTTTCAGCAGGTATAAACCTGCCTATCAAAGAAAATTTAGTTAAAGGTGTTTTAGGTAAGCCTTCATCAGATACCATATTCTTTCTTGCTTCTCTAATCTCTTCTATAACATTAGAAGATGTATTAGGATTTTTAGCTTGTCTTATTCTTGAGCCTATGCCAGTCAAACCATTTGCTACAGTTCTAGCACCACCACCTAATAAACCTGCAAAAGCTGTATTAGTTGCTATATTAGCTGTAACTTCTTGTGCTGTACTAAATGGATCAAAAGGCGCACGTAGTAACTCACTTGTTACACCAAAAATACCACCTAACTTGGCTGTTTCATATCCTACACCCAATGCACTTTTTGCACCCCAAGCGGCACGAATACCAACATTAAAAACTGGTATCATAAATGCTATGTTCAAAGGATCAACAACACCTGCAACTAAAGAGCCACCTATACCTGCTCTTTCATATTGAGATCTATTCTGTTCTATGGCTCTAATATTATTAAGAATATAATCATAATGTTCATTATTTTTTGCTCGTGATAGTTCTTCAGCATAAATAAATGTGCCATCTTCTTTAACTCTTGTTTTAAAATCAAAAGTATCATCATGTTCTACATCACTAAACTGATATAGTTCTGCTGTTCTATTTGTTATAGGTAACCACTGATACTTAATGCCTGACCAAAAACTTTCTGTAAAAGATGGATCTACTGTGCCTATATTATCTCGCAATGATAAATGAATAGGTGTGAAATCAACAACACCATCTGTTTCATATTTCTTAAAATCTATTGGTCTAAATAATAATTCTGACATTTAGTTAATCAAATCTTTTGTTTCTTGTTTAATTTTTCTAGCTACTTTTCTAGTAAATACTCCTGCCTTATCCATATAAGTTGGTTTATTATCTGATATAAACCCTAAAAGTTCTGCTCTATCATATATTCTATCATTACCAAATAAACCATATTGTTGAAATTGTTGATTTAATAATGTTTCACCAGTTACAAAAAGATTACTCATTGCCTCTTGTGCTTCAGTATTAAAATTATAAATTAGATGTGACCCTGCCATCATAAAATGATAATCCCTTCTCTTAGGATCATTTGTTTTTAAACCTCTTGATACTTCTTTCCAATATTTTGTAAACTCTCCTGCACCATATCCCATTTGGTAAGCATGATCTATCAATGCACTTTGTCTTTCTGGACTTAATGTTGTAAAGTTTGGAAACTCAGTAGTAAACTGTTTATATAATCTTGTTACTTTATTTCTAAATATTTTTTGTGATTGTTCTTCTGTAATAGTAATACCTTGCTTTTTACTATAAGCCTCAATGTCATCAAGTGACATTCTTCCTGATGGCACTTGTTTTAAAAGTCTTTGTAACTCTTTTACCTTTGCTCGACCATCATCACTTAGTATAGCTAGATCTTCATCTGTTAAAAACTTAATATTAAATCCTGCACCAACTGATATAGTTGCATGTTTACCTACTCCATCTTTATAACCATGCTCTTTATAGCCTTCTATATCACCAAGATATTCAATTACCTCAACAACATCATCAACTATATTTATTGCAACTTCTTCATCAAAGTTTTCTTCAAGTGCTTTCTTTACCTCTGGAGTATTTTTACTATCTGTAATTGTCTGATTATATACATATTGCCATGCAGGATTTTGTGATCCTTTACTACCAAGCTCTGGAAAATCTCTTCGTATACCATCTATATTAATATTTACATCTCTAGTTTCAAAAAAATCTATTAAATAATTTAAACCTTTAGTAAATATATTTTCTTTTGCAGGTGTAACAGTTTGATCGACTTCTTCATCACTGGCTCTTTCTGATATAGGCACACCTCTATCACCTAGTGATGCTAACTTTGCATCTATCTGTTTATTAGTGCCGCCAAATTGCTCTCTTATTTGTTGCAAAGCAAAAAAGTTATTTTTATTTAAATCTATATTTGTAAGCACAGTATCTATATCAGATTTAGTTAAAGTCGCACTATCATAGTTTTTAGCTAAAGCTATTTTTTCTTGTTCTTTCAGATTTGCAATTAATGCTTTATTTACATCTTTAGTATTAATAGTAATATTTGTACCATCAAATCCTTTGATTGGCACTTTATCTTCATCAACTAAAGTCCATATCATATCTGTACCACCTGCATTTTGATAACTAGGTAGGTATTTTGCATTGCCATTTGGTCCTGCTCTGTACTCTATAGGCTCGATTTCTGATGCAGTTTCCATAGCTTCAGGTGTATATGTTCTTCTAGTTTCTAATTTATTATTTACATAATCAGTAAAAAACTGTTGAGATCCTTGATTCTTAAAATAGTTTTTATATGACACATTAGTTCTGCCACCTAATCTAGTACCAAATAATTGAAAGGTTTCATCATTCC